TGGCTTACGTATGTGATGATCCAGATACACTATTCCAAATCCAAGGTTCAGCATCAGTAGCGCAAACAGAGTTAGGGAGTAATTTCCCAGTCGTGCAAACCGCGGGTGATGTAGCATCAGGCTCGGGTAGAATTTCATTAAATGCAGCAGGCAGTGCTACAACAAGCACAATCGGTTTACGTTTAGTGGACTTCGTAGATGGTCCATTCTCAAAGGTTGGTGACTCGTTTACTGACTGTATCGTTAAATTTAACTTCGGACAGCACAGTTACAATAGTGCTACCGGCGTATAAGGAGAATAAATAATGGCTATTTCACGCGCACAATTACTAAAAGAACTTTTACCAGGCCTTAATGCCTTGTTTGGTTTAGAATACAAACGTTATGGTGAACAACATACTGAGATCTTTGATACAGAGACTTCAGAGCGTTCATTCGAAGAAGAAACAAAACTATCCGGCTTTTCGGCCGCACCTGTTAAGAATGAAGGCAATGCTATTGCTTATGACAATGCACAAGAAGCTTTCACTTCTCGCTACACCCACGAAACTATTTCTTTAGGCTTCAGTTTAACTGAAGAGGCAGTAGAGGATAACTTGTATGATACGTTGTCAGCTCGCTACACTAAAGCACTAGCTCGCGCTATGGCGTACACGAAACAAGTTAAAGCAGCTAATGTATTAAATAACGGCTTTAACGCTGGCGGTGCTTTTAACGGTGGTGATGGTGTACCGTTGTTCTCTGCATCTCATCCGCTAGTCGCAGGTGGTGTAAATAGTAATATACCTACAGTAGCAGCTGATTTAAACGAAACTTCACTAGAAAACGCTGTAATTCAAATTGCAGCATGGACTGATGAGCGTGGCTTGTTGATCGCTGCTAAACCTCGTAAATTGATCATTCCACCTGCTTTGCAATTCGTTGCTACACGCTTGTTGGAAACCGAATTACGAGTAGGTACTGCAGATAATGACTTAAATGCATTGAAAAACAACGGTTCAATTCCAGAAGGTTACGCAATTAATAACTTCTTAACTGATACGAATGCATGGTTCTTAACTACAGATGTACCTAACGGCATGAAACATTTTGTCCGTACTCCATTAGCTACTTCAATGGATGGTGATTTTGATACAGGTAATGTAAGATACAAATCGAGAGAGCGCTATTCGTTTGGCTGGAGCGATAGTTTGGGTATGTATGGCTCAGCTGGTGCATAACCAATAGGATCAAGCACTTAGCAACGTTAAACCCCACCTTAGACGTGGGGTTTTTTATATTTAAAGACAGAGTATAATTAAAGGGTAGGGGCGGTTAAGCCGACACTAGAGGATATAGCAAGTAACAAGTTTTTCGGCTTTCTTGGTTACAGGTAATAGCTATTAAATCTACGTCCTTATTTACGATTATAGCCTTCATTATAATGGTGCTTTCGATGGCACGATGCACAAAGCACTATACATTTTTCTTTTATTTCTCGGATAGCCATGACGTACCTACCATCTGAGGCTAATTCACTAATTTTTTTATTATCTGGGTGAGGAGTATGATGGTGAAAATCTAAGGCTGCAGGGTGGTTTTCACCACAAACCGAACAACACAAAGTAGCTTTATATTCTCTGAACTTTTGTTTTCTAATTGCTTTATTTATCTTAGAGGATTCATTACATTTATCCTTGTTTTTAAGATACCAGTTCTTAGCATATTCTTTCTGTTTTTCTTTCTGTTTTTCTGGGTCTTTAAAGGGCATAAAAATCCTATTGACAATTTACCAAGATAGTAGTATAAAAGACACATCTAGGCAAATTTAAATCCGACTCAGACTGCGCCTAGGCAGACGTTATAGAGACTGACAGGACAACGTGCTATAACACAAGGAATAATATAATGGCTCAAACAACATTTAGCGGTCCAATCCGCGCAGGTAATATCCTCAATACATCAGGTACTTCAGTAGGCGTAAACATGGCAAACGTAGGTCAAGTAGTAATGGGCCAATCAGTTGCAGTAACACAAGCATCGGGCGCAACAACAATCGTAATTCCAGCAAATAGTCAAATTATAGAAATGAACTTGTACGTATCAGTAGCATGGAGTGGCGCGGATTCTACTTTAGGTTTAGGTAATTCAGCTTTAGCGACAGCATACACAGCAGCAGGAGCAGTTGCGGGAGGCACGGTAGGTGTTGTGTCAATAACCCCAGGTACAGATGCTACGCGTTTAGGCGCCTTCATTGACGTAGGCACTACAGATGTTAGAATTCTAATTACATCAACAAATACCGGTGCAGGCGTAGGCGTACTAACAGTTCGCTACTTACAAGCACGTAACTTAACAGCATAATTAATCTAGAGGGGTTGAAACACACCCCTTTAAAAACCAAGGAGATTAATTATGAGAGCAATTACTAAAACCGTTTCAGAAGTTGGGGTATCAGCCCCTATTCCGCTAGACACATACCTTACCCCTTTTAGCGTAGGGTTAGCAGTAGTTATTAGTGCAGGTGGAGGTTTAACATATACAGTTGAACATACATTTGATGACGTTTTTGCAAAAGGATACGTTCCGGCAGCGGGGACATGGTTTCCCCATGCCTCATTAGCGGCTTTAACAGCGACGTCTAACGGGAACTACGCATTTCCAATTACAGCAGCTCGGCTAAATGTTACAGCCTATACAAGTGGCAGCGCAACGTTTACAGCGCTACAAGCGGGTATTGGGGCGTAAGATGGAAAATAAGGACGTACATAATGCGATAGAAACAGCAGCAGCCATAGCAACCCATGCCAGTGAAATAAAGCATTTACAGGCGAACATGGATAGATTAGTCGAGGATATGAATGACGTCAAACAAACCCTAAATGCTATAAACAGTACTTTATCTGAAGCTAAAGGCGGATGGCGAGTACTTATGATGGTAGGCGGTGCAGGTGGGGTATTTGGGGCAGTTGTTACTTGGGTTGTAGAGAACGTGGGAAGATAAATTAAAATGGCTAAACCAGGACTGTATGCAAATATCCACGCTAAGAAAAAACGTATAGCAGAAGGCAGTGGGGAAAAGATGCGAAAAGTAGGGGCCAAAGGCTCACCTTCGAAAAAAGACTTTACGGAGTCTGCTAAAACAGCAAAAATGGCTAAAGGTGGTCCAGTACTTTCCGTAGGAAGAGGCGAAAAACTCGCTACTAAAGCAGGAGCAGGGCTAACTGCAAAAGGGCGTGCTAGATATAATGCCGCCACAGGAAGTAATCTAAAAGCCCCTCAACCTGAGGGAGGCCCACGCAAGAAATCGTTTTGCGCAAGAATGACAGGAATGCCCGGCCCTATGAAAGACGAGGCAGGAAAACCTACTAGAAAAGCTGCATCACTTAAACGTTGGAAATGTTAAGGAGTTTATATGTTAGTTAATGAGAACGGATGGGGTAATGCCCCTACCAAAACACCCAAAAAAGAAGTCACACCTAAAGAAGAACCTGTGTCTAAACAAACCACAAAGGCGGTCCAAAAATGAAAATGAAAATGGATAAAAAAGCAGATATGAAAATAGATAAAAAAATCGCAAAGAAAGCGGTTGCTATGCACGACAACCAATTACATGGTGGCAAAAAAACAGACATGACCAAACTTAAAAAAGGTGGCACGGCAAAACATATGATGCCCGACGGTAAAATGATGGCGGGTGCAAAACATAAAACAGCAAAATTTGCTAAAGGCGGCGGCGTAGAAGTTCGCGGTAAAACTAAAGGAAAGGAGTGCTAAAATGAAACACCCTATGAAACACGGCGGTAAAGTTAAGGGTATGGCTGAAGGCGGCAAAGTGTATCAAAAGAAAATGTATGACGCTGCTTTGAAGATGGAGAAAGAGCCTTACAACCCTATGGACACTTTAAGAAGTCTAATGACTCCTAAAAAAGAAAAGGACAAACCCGTAGCAAAAACTATAACAAAACCTATAGCGAAAGCCAAAGGCGGTAAAGTTAAATGTATGGCTAAAGGTGGCGGCGTAGAAGTTCGTGGTAAAACTAAAGGTAAGGTGTGCTAAAATGGACAAAAAAGAAAAGACCGCTCCTTCCTTTAGAGCAGGAATGCCTGATAGTGCAGCAAGAATGCGAAAAGCTAATCTAAACCGCCCTAACAAAAAAATTGCTCCTTCTTTTAGAGCGTCAAAACCTGATAACAAAGAGCAAACATTTAAAGCAGCTTTTGCGGAAAATAGATCTGCCGGTAAAAAAGAGTTTACTTGGGAAGGTAAACGGTACAACACTAATGTAAAAGCAGAAGCTCCTAAAGCCTTTAAAGCTAGTACACCAACGCCTAAAGCTGATACACCAACGCCTAAAGCTGATACACCAACGCCTAAAGCTGATACATTCCCTGACTTTACTGTCAAAGCGAAGGATAGACCAAAACCTAAGGCTGAGGCGGAGGAACCAAAAACCCCAGCTAAGGTGGAAAAAGAATATACATTGCAGAAAAAAGCACAACGAGCATTTCTACCAGGCCAAACCTCATACAAAAAAGACGGCAGTGTTAGAGGAAATGGCTGTGCTATTCGCGGTAAAACTAAAGGAAGGATGGTATAGTTATGGGGATGGGTTCAGCGCAACAAGGACAACAACCTATGCAACAAGGACAACAACCTCAAAGCGGGTTTAGTTCTAAAGGCATGGGACAACAACCTACGCAGCTTATGCAACAAGAGCAACCTCAAAGTGGATTTAATCCTAAAGGTATGGGACAACAACCTATGCAACCTATGCAACCTATGCAATACGGACAACAACCTATACAGCAATTTATAGAACAGCCTACATACCCATTCCAACAACCAATGCAGCCTCAGATGCAACAACCAATGCAGCCTATGCAGCAACCAATGCAACCTCAAATGCAGCAACCAATGCCTTTTCAAGGAGTGCCTATATCACCGGAGCTCCCGCAACAACAAATGCAAAGGGCGTTACAACAGATAGGGGGCGGGATGTAATGAGACCTTCTAGAGGCATGGGGGATATAAACCCTAAAAAAGAACCTAGAGCTAGCAAGAAAAAGATTAAACGCAAAGACAAGCCTAAATTTGTACCAAATTACAAAAAGGGCAAAGATATAAAACAACTCTAAGGAGATTGAAATGGTACTTTTGTCTGTATATGTAATATGTGGGTTTAGTATAGGCCTGCAGTATGAAGAAGTAGAAGGGGAAAAATACTTAATATTAAACCTTGGGTTTATAGAACTGATTTTTACATGGTAGGTGGATAATGGCGATAACAACAACAGTATCAGGTACGTCTGGGTTTAATTTAGATTTAAACTCTTTGGTCGAAGAAGCATTCGAAAGATGTGGTTCAGAACTACGTACGGGATATGACTTAAGAACTGCGCGTCGGTCTTTAAACTTGCTTACAATTGAGTGGGCAAACCGTGGGATAAACCTATGGACTATAGAACAGGGAGAAATTCCCTTAGTTCAAGGACAGATCGCATATAACTTACCTGTTGATACTATAGACTTACTTGACCACGTTGTGCGTACGGGCACAGGGCAAAACCAAACAGATATAAACATTACCCGTATTAGTGAGACAACTTACATAACAATACCAAACAAAAATGCTCAAGGCCGTCCAATTCAGGTATGGATAAATAGACAGTCAGGAGCAGACTACGCAGGAACTGGCATCAAACACCCGCAGATAAATGTGTG